AACCGACACACACCCTGCTAGGGCGAGTATGGGTTCCGGCAACCGTCATTGATATGATGGTCTGTTGGTTGCCTGTATGAGGGCCAGAGCGGGAGCTACTGACCGGTGGGCGGCGCGTTCGCAGTGACGAACGCGCGTCTGCGGGGGGAGGGTTCCTGGAGCGTCGTGCATGGGCAATCGATCGCGGCAAGAGGTCGATTGCGTCGGCACGACGAACAGCAATCTCTTCCTTTAGTGGGAGGGCTAGGTTCCGGAAGGGCGCCAGCATGCTGGATCCGGCGGCGAAATTCGTCGAGTGCCCGAGGGCGTCGGCCCAGAAATAAACGACGGTGCGGGCTTGAAACCTAGGCCTTAGAACCGTAGCCCTTATATGGTTACCAGAAGTGTAGACGGGGCTCCGGGAAACCGGGAACCTGAAAAGGCGTGCGGTAACGTCGGCGTCACCCGCTCCTAACGGAAGCGGGCTAGCCAATGACGGTGTGGTCACTCCGTCTCACAACGGGGTGAACTGCTAACGTAGGAGTCATGTGACCTAACACGGGGCCCGCTCTGGCGCGGGTGAGGACTTCTAACGTGCCTGCTTAATTTGGTGTGCGACTTGATCGTACGCCTGTAGGTGGACAGACTGACACCACGACTTCCGCCCGAGAAGCTTCGGCATAAGGGGGGGCACTAAACAGTCGGTGGGCGTGACCAGGCTACGCTCATGTGGATGCACCAAAGATCCTGGACCCTAAGCAAGCCCTGTGGCCGCAGGGTGCCCCGGGGGGGGAAAACTCCGGGCAGGCGAGGTCATTCCTATCGGGGGCCATACCCGTAGGTCTTATGATGATGGCGGTGGTCGCAATGTGCGCCCACATGCAGGTGCCCTGGACGCTGGTGGCCTTGGCCGTCAGTTTCCTAGCCCACTGGTCATATGAGCAGTGGTGCGGGAAGACCAGGGAGGTTCGTCGGTGGCGACGAAACCCCAAAACTGGGGGTCGTCGCCATCGAGGCGCCCGGAAAGCCCGCTTCCGGACACCTCTCCGTGGTGCGGGCAATCTAACAAAAATGGTACTCTGGGCACAGGTGGCATGGACCGGTTCTTACCGTTCCGTGCTGCCAACGGGTTGGTGCTGGTTGGCGACGATCCCCGTCGCGAATTGGCACATGGCCGCCCGTTGGGGAGGGCGAGGTCTAAAAGCCTCGCGACTCCCGGCCGCGCAGAAGAAGTTCGGGAAGAGCCATCTTCCCATCACTTTCACGCACAGACTCACCCGGAGAGGTGTTGAAGCCCACGTCGTGGCACTGGGAGGGAGCGAAAGCCCCCATCCCAGGGCCCGAGTGGGCTACGAAACCACTGGGCGGGAAATGTGCGAACTCCTCGACCGCCAACCCGTCCGACCCGTGCAGCCCACGGACCATGAGGTTCGTCAGGCGCACGGCTGGTGGGATTGGAAGCCCGCACGCATCAAAGGGGTTGCTCAGCACCCCATGATGCATGTAGGGAAGTGGAAGAAGACCAACCGAAAACTATCCGAACCCGGATGGTGCTGGCTGGCCCTCTACCAGGGTCGCTATCGACGTGTCGCAGAGACCGACTTAGGTCGGTTCCCTACGGCACTTGCCGTGTACGAGCATGCTCGTACGAGGAGACGGTGGCTCCGGGAAACACAGGACCTGACCTATGCATGGCAGGCCCTGTCCGGAGCTCGAGGAACCCCCTGGCTACTCCACCACGTGGGCGTCACCGCGGGCGTGTACGAGACACGCACCATGGTTGACACCCGCCTGACATCCCGCCGTACGCGGGGGCTGTCCGGGTGGCAAGCCGCACGGCTCTTAAAAGAGAGTCAGGGCGTCGTGGGCGGAAGCGTCACCGGCGAAAAGGGTTCCTGGATGACGCTCGCAGCCGACTGGCCTTGCCGGAAAGTCGACTACGAGGGTACGTCCATTCGTGCTGATGACGAGTTGGGTCATTGGGACGAAAGCGAACGGGTTGGCCGCTCCCTAAGCAGCCCCAACTGGCACGGCTTGAATGCCGAGGTGTGGACCGCGTGCTGGGAAGGCACCCCGGAGAGTGAACACTCTCCGAGGTTGCGTTACCTGCTGGACGTGGCACAGGCCGCTTTTGAACTAACGTGCCCGCGTTGGTTCACGGGGGACACCGTCGTCGTGACGAGCTGGGCGTGGGCCTCGAACGACCGAACGACGAAACCCGTCACCCACTGGGTGGATGGGGCCCAAAGAGGCCTCGTTTTTGCCAGTGAGCTCGGCGTTGTCGACGAGGCACAATGGTGCCAATCGTCGGAAGCGACGGGCCTTGGTGATGGGTTGATCGCTTGTCCGGAATGCCTGACCATGTACGTGGTTGGGGACTCCGGACCGAGCGAACACCTCCCCCCCTTCCCGTGCGGCCATAAATTGGCCACCGGGGACCATCGCTACAGAGACGATTTAATCGTACTGGAGCGTGGTAAAGAATGGACGTCGTGCCGGGATGGGGTCGCCCACCCCGTCAAACGCCCATACGCCGACCTCCTCCGTGAAGGGGTGGTCGACGAAATGTTCCTAGTCCGCCACGGTCATATCGTGGTGGACAGGAAACAAGCGGTGCATGATGACTGGGACGTCATCTTGCTCCCCTTAAGGCCAGGAGAAGGACGTTTCCTAGCGAACATCCGACTCCTACCCTTGGTATGTGGTCGCTCGGACGTCAACATCGTCACGATGAACGTCCGCGGGCCCCCGCCAGACCGGGCGATCGCTCGCACGATGGAATCCATTGGAATTCTCCATGGGTCCGTCGGTCGGGGCTGGTCACCCGTAGACGCCGGGGCATTCTGGGCCGCCGGGGCAACATTTTGGCCCGACAAGCAAGAGTACCTCGGTTTGATGGCAAGATGGGGTCTTGTCTACGGCGTCGAGGAGGGGTTCCTCCTGCGACGCGCACCAAATATCGTCCCCAAGGATTGCCCCGAGGCTTTCGAAGGGTGGAAAAGTTTCACCTACGTCGAAAAAGTCACGTGGTACCAAAAGGATGAGGACGACTTTTGGGCTGCCTATCCCCTTCCGCGTACCACCGTTCACACGGTGTTGTCCGGGAAGCGGGGTCGTTGGCCCCAAGTCGAGGAAGGGTTCCAACCCCATCGGAACTCTCCCCACCTCCCCATCAAGGACGCCATCGCGGCCGCAGATGATGATGCGACCCGCGCAGGCATCCCATTGGAGGGGTATAATATTGGCCAGGTGAGCCGCCGGGGAGGTCGCTATGCAACCTCCTATGTCCCAGATGTCGGGGACGTCGGCGGGCGAAAAGGGGAAATCGTCCCCGGATCGATGTGGCGCCGCTTCGATAACGCAAACACGTTACGAAGCGCTTATGCCACCACCCGGACCCAAGGCCTATCGGAACAGGTGTGGGACGCCATCCTCCATGAGGATGGAACCGTCTCACCTTGGTTCGTAGGAAAACTGCAGGAGGCGGTCGACGACATCGACCGTTACCTAGACGACGTGGAACCGGGCGGACTAGTTCTCGTCGCATCTGTCTGGTCACAGAAGATGCTCGACGAGTTCTATGCCGCCCGACGCTACCTGTCGCACCGCTGGGTCTTCCTCACGGAAAGACCCGATCTCGTTGCGCCAGAGTACTGCGTCGTGCTCCAACTGCCGACCAATCATGGTACGGCGTTTGTCTTCCAGTTGGCTCGTCTCCTCCCTTTCGCGGGGAGATTCAGGGACGATGTCTTCTTGTCCGTCATCAACGACCTCGAGACCGACTGGTTCCCGAGGGAAGATAGACTCACCGTCGGCGCGAAGTGTATGAGCCACATGGATATCGTGTTCCCAGCAATGGGGATGAATACTCCATGCCCCTTCCAAGATGTATATGGAAGGGCCGGGTCGCTGGCGAAGCTCAGACAAAATTTGGTCTGGACTTGCGCCGCGCTCGGGTGGATCTACGGAGTGGACGAGGTGTGGGCTTGTGCCCACATGTTGCCCACTGTCGCGGTCGAGTGGAAACTGGGTGGTGCGGCCACCCGAAACTTCTCGAACCCTAAAGACGCAACCCTAGTTCGGGTGGTGCCCGATGGGCTCGAATTCTACCAGGCTCCGAAGGGTCGGTACGCCGAAATCTTCGGAATGAGGGGTGTAGTCCGGCCGGCCGTCAGGTCGTCACCGGAAACCGACACGCGATGCCCGACTCGCACCCTTGCTTTAAGCGAGTGGGAGTCCACATGGGAACGAAGGTTCTCATTGAGGAAGAGTATTGGCCGCGCAGTCCTCGTAATCTTCGTGTGGGGCACCCGTGGGGATCGAATCCCCATGGTCGCCGCCGCGAAGAAGATGCGAGAGACCGGTACCGAGGTGGCGCTTGTGGAACTGGCGACTGAGTTGGAAGGTCGCCAGGGCCTCGAGTTTTGCGAGACCGAGCGAGGATATCTTGTCCTTGCCGGCCTCGCTGCCGCCCGGGCCGTGTTGGAACGATGTCGAGTCCCCTTCCTCCACCCTTCCTATATGGGACGAGTGCAGGGAGGGCTTGGCTTCGTATTGCGTCCGACGAGCCTGGAAGCTGGTCGCCCCCGAGGGGGGCTCCCAGCCTGGATTGATTGGGTCATACCCCTGATCAACTGGGAAGCAGAAGATATATTCGTCGCCGCTGCCGACGAAGGTATGTACTTTCCGCGTTCATGCAACGGGGATTCTTTCCTTCAACCACGCACTAACGCCCGGAATGGGCGTCGCGCCGTGGTCGCGGGTTCTTCAACCATTCCTGTACCTGCAGAGTACAAGGATTGGCCCATCTGCCCCCCCGGAGATCACTCCGAATTGCTCACGCAATACGAAGAGATCGCATGCGCCGGCGGGGCAGGTGTCGTGCAGACCGCACGGGCTTGCGGTTGTAAAGTGAAGGTGTGGTCCCGGGTGATCGACCGTCAATGGTTTAACCCGGACGACGCCGGCCAGCCCGTAACGAAGACCCAGCAAGAAGACCGATGGTACCTACCCATTGTGTACTTCTACCCCGTGTCCGCATCACTACTAGTGATGCGGCCGCGGCTATGGGTGTTCGCTGCGAAGTGGCTGTTGTCACTGCAACCAATAGGCCGTTTGGCCTGGGCAGTGTTGTTCGTGGTCACATGCATGAGGAACCAATTCCTTATCATGCCCACGGTCGACGCCACAATTGCGAGATTCGTGCTCGGCCCTGGCGGCGGGATCATGATGTTCCTATCGGGACGCATCCTGGTCAAATCCGTCCGGCTGTATCGAGCCGCTCGCGGTTACACGTGGTTTAAGATGACCCTACAGGTCATCACCACAAGCGCACGAGTGGTCATTTCCCCCGCGTTCTCATTGCTCACCACAATGGGGACGCCGTGGAGGGAGGCGTATATCTACGCACTCTGCCTAAACCACCTCCCTTCTGTGACCTCTTTCTTCGGCCAGATACGTTCTGGGCGAATTGGGGCAACACAGTCGGGAGTGTGGGTAGGATGGACACCCGTTATGCTTGGTTGGTTCCCCGTTGGACTTCACGTCGTCCTATACGACGCGACCACGGGGCGGATCATGCAGGGCCGACATCGAAGCCGAAATTCGATGGAACTCGGGGGGGACTTTTGCTTCGTTGTGACCGAAGCGGAATCTGCGACGATGCCCATATGGATTCAAACCCATCTGGCCTCGTCGGACCTCCCGATGGCAAGCGGACCGGCTGCACCGTATTCGCTGCTTTGGAATTGCCAAACGCAGGTTGCCATGCTCTTATTGAGGTCTGGCAAACCTATCGGAGGGCTCCTCCTTATATCGACGCTGCTAGGAGTAGTCAGCGCGATGACGGCCTTAGCCGTCGCAACACTGGTCATGCTATTCGCAGGGACCGCGAGTCTGACGGCGTTGTACGCCCTCAGACCTGTAAGGCTCTTCGGACTCGAATGGGAAGTCGTCGCCAGGGCTGTGTGGCAAACCGCCACCTCTCTGACACCGCTCTTCGCAGACGGGGGGCTCCAAGATGACGTAGATGATGACGATCTGCGAAACATCAAGGAGTACTCAACGAGACTAGCAACACTCGCCATCCAGGACGGAGTGCCCCAAGATATTACGTTTGAGGCAATCGCCAGGATGTGGGCCGTGCTCCTCGCAGGCCACGATGGGAGCACCTTCGCACAGCGGAGGCCCCACGTGGTCAGCGGGATCACTGGCGCCCGAGAGACCAAGGAGGCACTAGCTCAAGGACTAATCCGAAGCTGCCTGGCTGTCGGGATCCCACTGCGCATCATAGAAGCGTTAGCACGGATCACCGCCGCAGGCATCGAAGGTATCGTCCTGGTGTTCTCAGCCGGGGCTTTTGCCCTGGCCCAGCTCCTTGACACCCTTGACCACTCCACCGGAGGCCGGCTTAGCCGGGATCTGAGGGAACTCATTGAAATCATAGCCAATGAGGGTTGCAGGTTAGGCGGACGACGCATGAAAAATGCGTGGGCCCCCTTAGCCCCAAAAGAGTTCGACCGGTTGCGGTTCGTGGACTGGGTCACCTTAGGGTTACCCGGAACCATGAGCCCCCAAGACGACGACGGGAACCCTTTCTTGACAACGATCAGAAATCTGAATCGTTTTGTCCCGAAAGGGCAGGAACCCTTGCCCGAAGATATTGCATATCAACGGGCGGTGTTTCTCCCGCGTCGCCCACGGGCGACCGAGTTCGAACTCAAATATCCATCACTCATCTCCAGCGTGTCCGCCGTCGTAGACCCCACCCTCCAAGAGAGGGCTGAGAGATACGAAAGGATGGGCGCCACTCCTGGGACAGACGGGGTTTGGTTGGCGACGGATGAACTCCGCGAACGCCAACTAACCGCCCGTTATCTCCCGGAAGGGCGACCTTGGAACGCTCAAGAAGAAGCATTGATGGAAGCCACGGTGAGCACATTGTATGATGCACACAGGGAAGCTTTTGAGGCCCCTGGGGTTGTCACGCCCGAAACGGTCGCGCGCAACCTCATCACCAAGTATTCGCCGGGTTTACCCTTCATCCCGAGATTCAAGACTCGGAAGGATTTGTGGCAGACTGGGTGGATGGACTCTATCATCCAAGCGACTTATGCCGCTCTGGAAGAGGGATACTTCCCCCCGGAACTCTACCATGCCTTCCCGAAGATGCAAATCGTGAAGAAGAACCGAGAGGTCACTGCCGAAGGCCTGCCGAGTGTCTTCGTTGCTCAAGTTGCACAACTTGAGATGACGAAGCGGTCATTTTGGAACCAAGCCAACATGGGCATGGGCGCTCCAATCACCGCAAGATATCTCGGCCAGGTCTTCGAAAAGGTAAACAAACGGAAGATGGCCTTTACGGCCGATGCTTCCGATTTCGACAGCAATTGCCCCCCAATTCTGTTCGAAGCCCTGACTCGCTTCTACGAGAAGGGGGTTCAGGACGGTGGCATCCCAGCAGTTGCCCAGATTCAACGGGCGAAATATGTGAGGATGCAAAAGGCCACGATCGTCGACCTGCCCACAGGTCGCATCTTCCCCAAAAACCGGGGAGGTGCGACCGGGCAGTCCGCGACGTCGTGGGACAATCACTGGGCGTTCCGCGTCATGATGGTCATGATTTGGTCATACGCGACGGGAGAACACCCAGACCAGTTCTACTCTCAAAACACCGTGCACAACACGGGCGACGACGACATCTGGGGGACAGATAGCGACGTCACTCCTGGCGAGCTGGCAACCGCCGCCAAGGAGTTGTTTGGGATAGAACTAAAAATCGAGCGCATGGGAGACGTCACACAACTCTCCTACTTGAGTCGGATTCCGATCCGAACTCAAGATTGCCTCGAGGAAGCCGAAATAGCCGGGTTGACAGACCAAGAATTTGTCACCCGGCCAGATCGGGAACGCTTCCTCCTGCGAAGAAGTGCGGTACTCTCCCGGTATTCCGGGAGACCAATCGCAGCCTTCGCACAGGCGCAGACTCAACGGAACATAGGGCACCTGTTGAACTGCGCTTTTGACCACGAATTGTACTCTATGATCCTCCGTGAATACATGGAGGACGTCGAGACCTATATCGGGGTCAAAGGAGCGATAGTGTGGAAAGTGCAATTCGGCGAGAACGGGATGGCAACAAGTTGCCACCCCGGGTGGAGGAAGGGGTTTTCACCTTCCCCCACCCTCGTGGGCCGATTCCGTCAACTCTCTTCCTCGCTACGAGCGCCTTCCTACAAGGAAGTCCTCGAAAAACAAGGAAAGAAAATTGAAGCGGAACCTCGGCCTTCGAAGTTCGCTTACGCGCGATACCAACCAAGCTTCGAGAGGGTGATGCGCATCTGGGTCAGTACGTTCAGGTTTAACCTGAATAGCCTGATCCCTGATGCCCTCACCAAGCTCGCCGTTACGCCAGACAGCGCGCCCATCGCCCCGTTGCTGTGGACGCCTGGCTGGCCGGTTGAGAAGTACGTCTGGCGCGCCGCGTTGAGGGGGGGAGAGACGCTGACCGTCGAGCAACTAAGCGCTCGAACGCGGCAGTCGCCTTTTGCCCCCCCAACTGATCCTGCAGGGTTCTACTGGTTCCTGCAGATCCCGGGTGTCGAGGAAGCCCTCTTGAAAGAGGATTTCCACGTTGTCCGAGGAAAAATGGTGGTAGCCTACCTGGCATATCTAGGAGTCAACTCCTTGGTCGCCTTCCTACGAAGAATCCCGCTGATCGGGCTTCTGATGGAAGGCTTCCTGATATATCAGGCAGACATCCCCCGCCTGTATGCTGCGTTGTCGTCCCTACATTGGGTTGCGACGGCGGAGATTTCTCCCGTCGTCAGCGCCCTAATGCCAAGGGACGCCTATGCGTCATACAAAATCGCCGCGGTGTGGGGCACCCTATTGTGTCCCGACACCGTGGCGGCGTTGGCGAGTCGCTTGTTACCCGAGCAACTCACCGCCGCTATCATCGATTCCATTGCGATGATAAAGAATTGGGCATGGTTCGACCAAATGGACGCGGCAAAGGGGGTTCGCCCCCAAAATCATTGGGACGGGTACGCCCCCCAATTGCTTGCCGACGCCCGTGATCACCCTCCGGGTGTCACGGTGGTCGCCCAAACCGCCACAGGGAAGAGTACGATGTTCCCCGCTTCACTGCTGGGACTCACCCATGCACAGGTCTGGCTCCTTCTTCCAAGAGTCATCCTGACCAAGGAATATCAAAACCCTTGGTTGACCCCGGACACGTTCGTCCGGCTGGCCAAAGACGCAAAAGACGACGGCTCTCGCCTCAAAGTGTGCACTTATGGGCATTACTTGGCGAGAGTTCGTTCGGGCATGGGCCCGCGAGACGACGATATCGTCCTAATGGATGAGTTCGGCGAACGGGAGCCCGATATGGGCCTGGCATATTTTGCAACCAGGCAAAAGAAATTCCTCTTATCGGCCACGCCAAGCCGATTATACTCCCCGGACTCCTTGGTCCGCGTTATCCCCATACCGCGACCTTTTGAGGAGCCCACCCCCACACGTCTTGGACTACCCGTCACCGGGTTAGTCCAAGAAGCCCTGGCTGATCATCCAGGCCCCCAAAGGCTACTGGTGATCGTCCCGGGCATCGGTGAGGCACAAGAGGTCACCCAAGCTTTGAGGGACCTCGGGAGGGTGGCGACCACACTGTGGGCCGGGCAACCCCGAGTCCCAGCGAGTGGCGACATAGTCGCCACTCAAGTGGTCGATTCCGGGATTGACATTCCCGGGATCACGCTACTGATCGATAAAGGGGTCCGAGTGGTTCAGAACCAGGGTATCACCCAGGTTCTTCCAACGGACCCTTCCACCGATATACAGAGGCGGGGAAGGACGGGCAGACGCAGCCAAGGCTGGGTCTACACGACCTTACTAGCCGGAACGGGCGCCCAGCCAACGCCCTATCCGAGCTACACAAGGATCATGGAGGAGGTGTCCGCGAGAGCCTGGCTGTTCGCACGGCTAGGCATCGAGGACACAACCGCCGTGTACCCCTTCGGCGTCGCAAGTCGCATCGACCACCGGATGAGGATCCACACCGAAGAAGCCCTCACGACCAACGAGCTCGTGAGTCTTTCCGCGTGGTGGGCTCTCGCCTGCAATCGGTGCGAACCCTGGGAAGCCGACAAAGCCTATGACCGCATCACGCTGCGCGGCTGGACTGACACGGACGAAGGCATCAGCCAAATGCTCAATCGAGCATTTGGACAAACTGGTCTTCTGCCGCGGCAAGCCATCGCGCACATTCTGGCAGAGCACCCGTTCCGGGTCACAATCGGGGGAGTCGAAAGATCTCCCACCCGAATGAGAATCGAAAACGGGAGCGTGCATGCGCTGTAGACCCTGGCGAGGGTGGGGCCCAGTAATGGGCGCCACATGATGAGGGGTTGCACCATCGTCGATGATGCAACCTTTCCTCATGTGGCGTCTTTACCGACCTCGAAACCGAAGGCATTGCACCGAAGGTTTGCCATAACCGAACTGTTTCCGCACTTGCTCATGCGGAGGAGCCTGGGACGCCAGGTGGCCAAAGGATGGCCGACAGGCTCATCCTAAGTTTGGCGAGTTGACCGCCACGAAAGTCGTGGATCGGAACGAAGTTAATCAGGCCCCATTAGTGAACCGGTCGGCCATGACCAGATAAAACTGTAGCCACAACGGTGCAATGGGAGCATCAGACCTGGGCCTGGTGGCATGAAACTCATGTCGTCAACCTCGTGCACTTCGGAACGATACCATAAGGGCAGGGGAGCCGACGCCAACCGTGGGGACACCCAACCCGAGGGACCAGCATTGGGGGACACGGCGGCCATGAACTAGATCACCCACGTGCCCGCGCTCAAACGCCTCGTCTCGAGGTGCCGGCTCGGTGAAAACCCGCACGGCTAATGAGCAACGCCCACGTGGGGACGTCTGTCATGACAAAAGTCATAACCTGGTGCTACGTCCTTCAGGAAGGACCTCACCAGCGGCGAACGGCAACACCCTGTCGCTTGGGGGAACGGAGAAAGGCCCTCACTATGGTTACTCATATCTCAAGGTCGTCGTTCTAGTGAGGACCTTTCTCCAATGCCCCGGGGCTTAGCCCCTTCTGTCCCGCCGCGTGACCACCATAGGGTCGGGACAAGAGGGGCGTGGCTCCTGGGCAGCCGCGCTTGGGCCCTACATGGCCAGGTCGCCGTCAGCATGGCTGGCGGCCTGTTCATGTGGTGCCTTAGGGCCACGTAGCCGAAGGGACAACGCACCGAAGGCTAGCCATAACTCATCCATGT